GTAATTAATAATTTCAGTGGCAACGAATTTACACAAGATGTAAGTCTTATTAGAAGACGAAATCAAAAACAAACTGTATCTGCTGGTACAGTGTCTAATCCAAGATACATGGATAAAAAAGCATACGAAAAACGTCTTGCCGCGGCTTTAGAAACTGGCGATCCATATAAAATTGCAATGGCAAAAGCTGATCTAAACGGAGACGGACAACTTGATAAGTTTGAAGAAGATGCAATGGGCGGTATATATGCAGATCTTACAGATGAAGAATTGCAAAATGCAATTATAATGCAAGAAGGAAAAGCCGATGCCGCAAGGGCAAGAGATGCCGAAAAGGCCAAAGCTGAAAGAAAAAGATTGAAAGATATGCAAACTTTCAGAAAGGCTGAGTCACAAAGCCGTACAAATTTAAATAATTCAAGCACCAATCCTAGTGCAAATAACATAGGACCAACCTAATGCCAGAAAATATTAGATCTATAGGAGATACACCTTCAAAAATGCCCATGGGTCCTTTTGAGGCTAGGGTAGTAAGTCATTTAGATCCAAGAAGAAGTGGTGATTTGAGAGTTGAACTATTATCCAACGTTACGTCTGGCAATGATAGAGGCTTTGAACCAGGACAACTTTTTACAGTTAGATATTGTATGCCGTTTTATGGTGTGAACAACGTTGAAAGTAATGATAAAAATAAAAAATATGAAGGATCTCAACAGAGTTATGGATTTTGGGCTGTTCCGCCTGATCCGGGTTCAAAAGTTTTAGTTATATTTGCTGAAGGACAATCCAACCAAGGATATTGGATTGGATGCATTCAAGACGAGTTTATGAACTATATGGTTCCGCAGGGACAACCTGTTGACCGTGCAATTAATATTATACAAGAAGGATTATCTAATGATCTTAAAAATAGAGATCTGCCCGTAGGCGAGTATAATAAAAAAAATGTTCCTAAACTTAAAGATCCAGATGAAGAACCAAGACCTCATAATCCTTTTTACTCCCGGTCACTAGCTAACCAGGGATTAACGGACGACATCAACAGAGGGCAATCAACAGCAAGTGCAAGGAGAGATATTCCTAGCACAGTATTTGGTATGAACAGTCCTGGACCGTTAGATAGAAGAGACGGTGCGGCAAAAGGCAACTATGGACCTAGAGGAGATCAAGTATCACACTTTAGAAGTCGACTGGGTGGCTCCAGTTTGGTAATGGATGACGGAGATGGCCAAACATTTAGAGGTGGAGTTCCCGGATCAACTGGTTCAGTTTACTATGATATAGGAAGAGATCCAAAAAATAATTCCAAAGTAGACAAGACTTTGCCATACGGAGATTCATTAAGATTTAGAACACGTACAGGTCACCAAATATTAATGCACAATTCCGAAGATCTAATTTATATAGGAAACGCCTCAGGTAGTGCTTGGGTAGAATTAACTTCAAACGGCAAGATAGATATTTACGCTAGTGATAGCATTAATATTAGAACAGAAACGGATCTTAACATAACAGCAGATAGAGACATCAATATTTTAGCAGGAAGAGATTTTAATTTAACAACAGGTAGAGACAAAAAAGAGAATATAGGAGTAAACAATGATGTAATCATTGGACAGAATGATACAAAAAATGTTGGAGTTAACCAAGATGTAAGAGTAAGTGGTAATAGACAAAAAGCAGTAGGTGGAGACGAAGACGTTCAAATTGCTGGTACACAAAGGTCAACCATATCTGGAGATTATAATTTACAAGTAGACCAAGACGGGCATTTGGCAATCAATGCTAACATGCACAGTAAGGTAGTGGGTGATTATAGACAAACAGTAAATGGTGCTTTTAACTTGAATACAGTTGGAGATAACAAATTTACAAGTGGTGCAAATACACAAATAAAAAGTGCATCTGCAAACAAATTAGATGCAGGCACACTAACTTCTATTTTAAGTATAGGAGTTCATTCTGAGACTGCTTCAAATATACATATGAACAGTATAGTACCTGCTACACCGGCTGACTCCGCAGATTCAATAGGAGATACATTTACAAAACCGGTCACTAATCAGGCAGTAGATGATGCAGATCAAGTTTTAGACAAAGACGGAAATGCTATTGCAGACTTACGTGTCACAGCAGATGCCACAAGAGCAGTTGAGGCCGCAGAAGCAAACACTCCAAGACGTGTTCCGTTACACGAGCCTTGGGCTGAACATGAAAATTTAAATCCTTCTGCACATACTCCAGGAGAGACAGAAGCAATTATTCAATCATCTCCTTCACTAAGACGTTCGTCACCAACTTTGGAGAAAGAATCAGATATGCCTGAACGTAACAGTACTTCTGGTGTATTCAGAGCAGGAGATACAGATCCTTTAGATGTAGATATTGACAAGGTATTTAAAAATAATGATGATGGTGAAGTTGGAGCACAACCGGCAGAACCAGTATCGAGACGAGAGTCACAAAGATTTTTCCTAAGTGAACTTATAAAAGCATTAGGCTTAGATCCTGTTAAAGCATTACAAAGCGGAGCGGTAGAAGGCGGAGCCGGAGAAGCATTAGCTATGGCGTGTGCCCAAATAAAATCAGAAAGTAATTATGAACCACAAAGTGAAAATTTAAATTACAGTGCGAAAGGTTTACGAGCGACATTTAAAATGTTTAAAAAGCCAGGAGGATTTGAATTGTCTGAACAGCTTCATCGTAAGCCTGTTGAAATAGGTAGCGTGGTTTACGGAAGTAGAATGGGCAATGGTCCTCCTGAAACTGGAGATGGTTATAGATACAGAGGACGTGGCTTGATTCAAATTACAGGTACAGATAACTATAAATTATATGGAGGATATGCCGGGGTGGATATTTATAACAATCCAGAGTTAGCTAATGATCCTAAGAATGCTTGTAAGTTAGCAGTAGCTTATCTTACAAAACCACCTAAGGCAAGATTTATAACTTGGACAGATACTAATTTTTCTTCTTTAGCACAACAATTCAAAAATGCAGTAGGGTATGCTGACCCGTCTGGAAGTAAAACAAACGATAGAAGAAAATTAGGACAAGGTATTTGGCAACAAATTAAAAATGGAGATCTAACACCACTAGCTGATGTAACTTCACCAACGCCAATGGGTAAAGGAACAGGACAGGTTATTTAATGCACAAATTTGTTGTAAAAAAAGGAGATGAACTTTTTACATACACAAACTACGAGGATATTCCTAGTGATTTTGATCATGTAATAGAATTTAATCCTTCAATTCCACCTGAGCCTCATACAGAAGAACAACATGAAGAAATAGAAGAGTGGCCTGCAAGATTACAAAAATTAATGGAGATAGAACGTGCCAGCAGTAACTAGAATAGGTGATGCAGATGTGGCTCATTGCTCAGGAATGACTAGAGCAGTGGGAAGTACAAATGTTTTTGTAAACGGAATACCAGTAAGTAGGCAAAGTGATGTTAACACAAGCCATAAACTTCCACCAGTACCATGTCCTTCACATGCGGCTCCTATAGCAGTTGGAAGTACATTAGTTTTTGCTAACGGGCTAGGAGTAGGTAGAGTTGGCGATGCTATTAGTGGTTGCACAAGTGTTGCGGCTGGTTCATCAAACGTTTTTGCGGGTCCATAAGTAAGGTAAATATTAATATGGCACAGAATTTATATAAAGAGATCACACTAAAACCAAATAGAAGGCCAAAACCCCCTGTGGCACAAAAAGCCTACAGAGGCTTTAGCACAGTCAATGTTGAAAACAACTCATTTCAAATGTACGATTTGAACTTGATAAAACAAGATTTAATTAATCATTTTAACATAAGACAGGGAGAAAAGTTAGCTGATCCTACATTTGGTTGCATAATTTGGGACGCTTTATTTGAACCTCTTACAGACGTGTTAAAAGATGCTATTGTAAAGAATGTAACACGTATCATTAACACAGATCCCCGTACAAGTGCAACAGAAGTGCAAGTAACAGAGTTTGAACAAGGATTACAGATAGAGTGTACACTTACATATCTTACATATAACATAAGTGAACAACTAAGATTGCAGTTTGACAAAGATACTGGAATTCTGTGATAGAATTAACTGCTCGGTTAATAAAAAATCATAAATACTCGTAGTACAAATTAAAGGATTTTAGATGTCATCCACTGATAGACAAAATAGATTATTGTTAGCAGAAGATTGGACAAAGATCTATCAAAGTTTTAGAAACGCCGAATTTGCTTCTTATGATTTTGATACTCTTCGTAGAGCAATGATCAATTATCTGCGTAATAACTATCCAGAAGATTTCAATGATTATATTGAAACGTCGGAATATCTTGCTCTCATCGACTTAATTGCATTTTTAGGACAAAATATTGCTTACAGAGTAGATTTAAATGCTAGAGAAAACTATTTAGAATTAGCAGAAAGACGTGAATCTGTATTGCGTCTAGCAAGGTTGTTATCTTACAATCCTAAACGTAACCAAGCCGCTAATGGTTTATTAAAATTTGAATCAGTATCAACAACAGAATCTATTGTGGATAGCAATGGAACAAATTTAGCTGAACAAACTATTTCATGGAATGATCCAAGCAATACAAATTGGGCAGAACAATTCAAAAGAGTTTTAAACGCCGCACTTCCAGAAAATAATACTGTAGGAAGACCAGGTAAATCTGCTTCTATTAATAGTGTGTTGACACAGACATATAGATTTCAAACAAGCAATACAGATGTTCCTATTTATACTTTTACAAAAGGAGTAAACGGAATATCAACAATATTTGAAATGGTGTCTACAGATATTAATTTAGATAACTCAACACTAGAAGAAGAAATGCCATTACCAGGAAATAACTTGCAAATGGTTTATAGAGAAGACGGTAGAGGAAACGGCAGTTCTAATACAGGATATTTTTTACATTTTAGACAAGGAAATTTAACAACTGGAGATTTTAGTGTAACAAGTCCACAAGCTAATCAACGAATTAACATTGAAGCTGAAAATATCAATGACTCAGATGTATGGCTATTTAAATTAGACACGGTTGGCAATGTAGAAAAATTATGGACAAAAGTTCCAGCAACAGAAGGCAACAATGCTATCTACAACGCTCTAACAAAAGGAGTTAGAGATTTTTACACAGTACAGACCAGAGGTAATGATGAAATTACATTAATATTTGCAGACGGCACGTTTGGAAATTTACCGAGTGGTAATTTTAGAGCTTTTTATAGAACAAGTGCAAATAGAACCATGCGTATAAATCCGCAGGAATTAACAGATATACAGTTTAGTTTTGATTATTTAAGTAGGCAAGGTAAAACAGAAACCATGACAATATCTGTTGAACTTAAAGACACAATCACTAATTCAAGTATATCTGAAACAAGTGCAAGTATTAGAAGTTATGCACCACAAACATATTATACACAAAATAGAATGGTAACTGGAGAAGACTACAACGTTTATCCTTTGACATCAAATCAAGAAATTATAAAAGTTAAAGCAACAAATAGAAGTGCAAGTGGTATCAGTAGATATTTTGATTTAAAAGATGTTACAGGAAAATATTCCAGCACCAATTTATATGGTTCGGATGGTATACTATACAGAGAATCTTATGAAGCAAAAAGTACTTTTACTTTTGCAACACAAACAGATATTGAAGGGCAGATAGAAAATAATATATTACCAACTATACAAAGTCGTGCAATAAGTAATTTTTATTTTAGTAATTATGCTAAAATTATTGTAAGTGACCTAAACGCAACATGGGTGCAGTCTACCAAAGGCACAAACACGTCAACTGGTTATTTTACTAATGTAAGTACTGTACCATTTCAAGTTGGTGCATTTACTGGAGGTTCATTAAAGTATGTAGAAGCAGGAGCGTTACTTAAATTTAAACCACCTGCTGGATTTTATTTTATAGGCGAAGGTAATTTGACATCAGATGCTTCAGCCAAAGGAGCTAGTTCATATAAATGGGTAAAAGTTGTAAGTGTTGACGGAGCAGGAACAAGTGTAAATTCAACAACGGGAGTTGGACCTATAGTATTCAATCAAATATTACCAAAGGAAAGTGTTCTAGAAGAAGTAAAACCAAAATTAGTTAAAGATATTGCTTCAGATGTAAGATCACAAATTATTGATCAAGTTTTTGCATATAAAACATTTGGGTTACGTTATGACCAAGTAAACAGAATTTGGCGAGTAATCATAAATGAAAACCTAAATGTTAATGATGCATTTAGCAATGGTAAAACAGGTGACGTTACAAATAATAAACTTGATGCTAGTTGGATATTACTGTTTCAAACCAATGGCGAAAAGTATACAGTAACAAATAGAGGATTGCGTTATATATTTGAAAGTGATAAAGAATTATCTTTTTACTTTGATAATCAAAACAAAATTTATGATTCTTCAACAGGACAGTTAGTAAAAGATAAAATTGCAATAATGAATTTTAACACACAACCAGATGCACTAACAAATTTCAATAATGATATTAATTGGGAAATTGTAAAAGATTTTAGAAATGCAGATGGTTATGTAAACAGCAAAAAGGTAGAAGTAAGTTTCTTTGATTTGAACGATGATGGTTCTGTAGATGATCCTGATATTTTTGATAATGTAGTTGCACCAACAGTAAACACAACTAGCAAATATATCTTCTTAAAGAAAATACTTACTGACCAAGGATTCAGCAAGTACAATTATCTATCAACAGGGTCTTCAATCGTTGTTAAAGCCACAGAAACAGATATCGGTGCTTACAGTCAGTATACAACTGATCCTACTATATTTTATATTGTAGACCAAAACAACTTTAAAATTTTAAGTGGTGGAAATCTAAGTTTATCAAGTGACTACCAAGCATTTATAGGAAGAGATAATTTAAAATTTCAATATGTACATAGTGCAGATGAGTCTAATAGGATAGATCCTAGTGCTAGTAATATTATTGATGTATACATGCTTACTCAAAGTTATGATTTAGAATTTAGAAAGTACCTTGCTGGTAGTATCACTGCAAAACCTTTACCACCTAGCGTTGATAATCTTTTCCAACAATATGGTCAAAACATTAATAATGTTAAAGCAATAAGTGACGAAGTAATTTATCATCCTGTAAAATACAAAATACTTTTTGGTTCGCATGCGGAAGAAAATTTACAGGCAACATTTAAGATTGTTAAAAATACAGAAAATGTTATAAATGATAACGATATTAAAGTAAGAATAGTTGAATCTATAAACAGATACTTTTCGCTACAAAATTGGGATTTTGGAGAAACGTTTCATTTTACCGAACTAGCAACTTATGTAATGAATTCACTTGCACCAGACGTTGTAAACTTTTTAATTGTTCCGAAACAAGGTACCTTAAGTTTTGGTAGTTTATATGAAATTAAAAGTGAGAATGATGAAATTTTTGTAAGTGATGCGACAGTTACTGATGTCGAAGTAATAGACTCAGTTACTGCTTCCAGAATACAAGCGTCAGGTACTGTAATTACAGCATCATCTCAACAGAATACAGGTATACAAAGTCAAGCATTGACTGTAACCTCCACGTCTGCTACAACAACATCTACCTCAAATACAACATCATCTACATCTACATCAAGTAGCAGTAGCAGTTCTTCAGGGTCATCTGGTTCAGGTGGTTCTTCAGGATCTGGAGGTTCTAGCGGAGGTGGGGGCTACGGTTACTAATGGCACAAGAAGAAAATCCAATTCCAATAAACGGCAAAGATGAAGGCAAACGTAGATCATCTGATTTACTTCCTCGTTATTTTAGAACAACAGCAAACAAAAAGTTTTTAAGTAGTACACTTGATCAATTAATGCAACCTGGTGTTGTAGAAAAAGTTGATGGCTTTATTGGACGCCGAGATGCAAAGGCTTGGAATGCCACTGATAATTATCTAAGTGATGTAAGCACAGATAGAGAAAGTTATCAATTAGAACCCATCGCGACAGTAACTGACAATGTAGGCAATACCACTCTTTACAAAGATTACAGAGATTTTTACAATAGCATTAGAATAAGAGGCGGAGACGTATCTGATCTAAGCAAGTTAAGTAGACAAGAATATTACGCATGGGATCCTCATATAAATTGGGATAAGTTTGTAAATTTTAGAGAGTACTACTGGCTTCCGATGGGTCCTGACACGATTCCAGTGTACGGAACTTCACGAGAAATTAAAAGCACATTCAAGGTGCGTAGACAAGATAATGCTGATAATGATGCTTATATTTTTACAGAAGAAAATCCAGTAAGTAATCCAACACTTACTTTGTATAAAGGACAAACTTACACTTTTGATATAGATGCTGTGAATATGCCTTTTACTATTAGAACATCTAACAGTAATGAGGACGATAGTAATTTGTATACAACAGGAGTTAGTGAGCAAAAAGTTGAAAACGGCACAATCACTTGGAAAATAGATTTAGAAGCACCCGATACTTTATATTATGTAAATGGAAATGATATAGAAGGCTCAGGACTTATTATTATAAAAAATATTATTGATAATACATACCTTAATGTAGAAGAAGATATCCTAGGCAGAAAAAATTATACAATGCAAAATGGCTACGAACTAGCCAATGGTATGAAAGTAGAATTTTATGGAACTATTACACCTACAAAATATTCTACAGGACAGTGGTATGTTGAAGGCGTAGGTGATGAGATAAAACTTATCTCAGAAGATGATATTGGAATAAGTGCAAGTTATCTTGAAGATGTTACTACACAATTTGATGGAAACGCATTTGATGCCTTACCGTTCGACGATGCTATATCGTATGCTAATAAAAAAGACTATATTGTTATTAACAAAGCTTCAAAAGATAGAAACCAATGGTCTCGCTATAATTTATGGACAAACAAAAAAGTAATAGAAACCACTGCAAAAATTAATAACACAACTACAAGTATAGATCAAAGATTTAGAGCAACGAGACCAATTATAGAATTCGAAGCAGGATTAAAACTTTATAATTTTGGAACTGAAGCAAAAGCTAATGTGGATTTAGTTGACTTAGTTACAACTGATGTGTTTTCAGATATTGAAGGCCAAGAAGGATATTTTGTAGACGGTACTGAATTAGTATCAGGAATGAGAGTTTTATTTACAGCAGATCCTGACACTTTAGTAGCTGGTAAAATTTATGAAGTGACTTTTATTAGTCAAAATGGAAAAACACAAATTGCACTCAAAGAAACTACAGATACTGCACCACAAACAAATGAGACCGTTCTTGTAAACGCGGGAACAAATTACAAAGGTAAAATGTTTTATTATACAGGCACAGCTTGGAAACAAGGCCAGGATAAAATATCAACTAACCAACCTCCTTTGTTTGATTTATTTAATGATGCAGGCACTTCATTAAATTCTTTATCAGGAAGCACATTTATAGGTACAAAAGTGTTTTCATATAAAGTAGGTATAGGAACAAATGATAAAGAATTAGGTTTTGCATTATCTTATAGAACTATAGAAAACAGTGGTGATATTACCTTTAACTTTGATCTATTGACAGACACATACCAATATGATGTTTTGGCTGATGTCATTACAGTTAGAACAGATACATCTTTATTAAGAAAATATTCTGGAAGAACTACGTATTCTAGTGTTGCTGGGTGGACTAAAGCTCCCCAAAAATCACATCAACCTGTAGTGCAACAGGTTACTAGTGGACCAAGGACTAATAATTTTATCATAGATGTTTATATTAACAGTGGCAATTTAAATGATTTAAAAGCAAAAGTATATGTAGATAATAAAAGGAAGCAGGAAAATGTTGACTATGAAATTGATCGTATTAATAATTACGCTTATATAAGATTTTATACCGATCTAGTTGCAAATCAAAAGGTTGTTATTGAAACAACAAGTGCTACACCTAAAAATGCTTTAGGATTTTACAAGTTTCCAATTAACTTTGAAAAAAATCCTATGAATGAAAATATTACAGACTTTACTTTAGGAGAAGTTTTAGATCATGTGGACAGTATAATTGATAACGCACCAGGATTCAGTGGACAATTTCCAGGCGTAAGTAATTTAGGTGACCTTGGACTTGTATCTAAATATGGTTTAAAATTTGTCCAACACTCAGGACCTATCAATCTTCCATTATTTAATTTTACAGATAAAGATTATGATTTAATTGAAGCAATTAGATATTCTGGTAGAGAGTACATAAAATTTAAAAGAGAATTTTTAAGGATAGCAAATGATTTAGGATTTGAAGCGGAAGACAAACAACATGTAGATAAAATATTATTAGAATTAAACAAAACCAAAACAAATCAAGATCCTTTTTATTTTAGCGACATGGTGCCATTTGGAGGTGATACATTACTAAATTATGAAATAGAAGATTCATCTCAAACAATTTTTTCTTTGACTAGGCCTGTCAGCTTTACATCCTTAAATGAGAATGCTGTTCTTGTATACCTTGATGAGAAACAGTTAATCAAAGATAAGGAATATACAATTAGTGATAATGGTTTTGTTACTATTACTATGGCAGTATCAGAAGGACAAAGATTAAAAGTTTATGAATATGAAACTACTGATGGTTGTTGGGTTCCTCCTACTCCAACTAAATTAGGTTTATATCCTAAATATCAACCACAAGTATTTTTAGATGATACCTACGTAAATGCTGTACCTGATTCAACAGGACCATACAAAGTTTATGGAATAGACGAAACATCAGGCAAGCCGTATACAGATAAATTAGGTTGGTTCTATCCTTTATTCACTGATGAAACATCTGCTCAAGCATATGATAAAACATCAGGAGGTACAGGACTTGCACATATCCACAAGTTTAGAGGTGATGAAAGAATTTTCTTTATGCCAAGTGGAAAAATGAATCACGCAACATATGATACAAATGATTTTGTAGAATGGCCTTCTTCAAAACCAGTTCTACAAGGACACGATGGTTCTTTATGGAAATGTTTTGGCGATTTTAGAGATAAACTTTTATTAGATTTAGAGTTAAGAATTTACAACAATTTAAAGTTAGACTATGATGAAAATATTGTTGATATAGCTGACTTTATAGATAGTGATGCAAGAACGACAGGTTTTGACAGACAACACATTTCTTCATTGATGCAACCAGAATTTAATGACTGGGCACAAACAGTAGGAAATCCTAATCATACAACAAACAATGTATATTCCAGAGGCAACGGTTTCAGCTACAATTATTCTTATGCGGCTGATCCTAACAATAATAAGTTGCCTGGGTTTTGGAGAGCGATCTATAAGGATTTATATAATACTGATAGACCCCATACACATCCTTGGGAAATACTTGGGATAAAAATTAAACCTACTTGGTTTGATACTGTCTATG